AGATTCTAAGACGATTGCGGGCAATAGATTGCGCACAGGTTTATTTAGAAGCAGACAAGCCAACAATGAAATGCTTCGTAGGTTGATGGGTGAAGTGAAAGACCCAATAGAAGCAATGACCACAACGATTGCAGACATGGCTGAATTTGTAGCTACTGATAGGTTTTACAGATTTATCAACCAAAACTTAGTAGATGACGCTTCTGGTATGTTTGTATCTCAGGACGCCTATACAAGACTTCCTCGTGCTGTACAAGACGAATACGAACAACTTGGAGAGGGGTTTGGTTCTTTGAAGGATGCTGTGTACGCAAAGAAAAATGTGTACAAAGACTTGACCATGCAGACTAAAGCAAACACTAGAGACTTTAGTCAGGTCATGAGAGCTTCTTATTCTATGTTTTTAAGAGGTAAGGGTATAACACAATACGGTGCTACCGTTCTTTCACCCATCACTCAAATTAGAAACTTTACCTCGTCCAGTCTTTTTGCTTTAGCTCAAGGTAACGTAGGAACAGGTGCAAACTTATTTGACTCTATCGGCATTGTTTGGAAAGATATTGTTAAACGCCCTGACAAAGAAAACTACTTTAGAAACCTTCAAAGAATGGGCGTGGTCGGTACGCAGTCTCAGCTTAGAGAGATAGATAATCTAATATCTATGGGCTACGGCACTACAAGAGGAGCCACAGAAGACACACTTGGGATACCTAGTTCTGGCAGGCTCAGTGACAAATATCTGCGAGGAAAAGCAGGCATGTTTGTATCTAGCGTCAACAAAAGAATGAGAGACCTATATCAAGGTGGGGATGATGTTTGGAAGGTATATAACTTTGAGTTTGAAAAAAACAAAGTACTATCGGCGTTCAATGGAAACGTAAATCAAGCTGCTAGAGCGGTTCTTGGGGATGATGAGTTTGTTACTCTCATGCGCCAAGCTGCTGATAACGGCATCTCTGCAAACAAAGTTGCTGCACAGGCCGTGGATCAATACGCTGCTAACCTTGTTAAGAACCTTGTTCCTAACTACGAACGTGTCCCAGAGTTTATTAAAGGTCTTCGTAAACTTCCTGTCGGGAACTTTATTGCGTTTCCAGCAGAAATTTTACGAACCAGTGCTAATACAATAAAGCAAGCTCTTGATGAGCTTGCTAGCACGAACCCAAAAATTCGTGAGATTGGCATGCGCAGGCTTATGGGTTTCACAACCACAACAATGGTTGTGCCAACAGCCATGCAAAAAATGGCACTTGACCTAACAGGCACCACACAGGAACAGATAGATGCTATTCGTGAAAACGGTGCACCATGGGAGAAAAACTCCGTCTTGCTACCAACCAGCACAAAGGCAGGACCTGATGGCAAGAACACAATAACAGGCTATGTTAACTACAGCTACACTAACCCATATTCGTACTTAGCAAAACCTGCCAGGGCCATACTTAATGCTGTAAGTAAAGGGCAGGACATGGGTTCTGACACCAGCAAGATTGCAACGGATGCGGTGATGGGGGCAGTTCAAGAAATGTTTGAGCCGTTTGCTGGCGAGTCTATCCTTACTGAAAGATTGCTCGATGTCACTGTCCGTAACGGCGTCACTAAGACAGGGGCCAAGGTTTATCGTAACGACAGCGACGTAGAAACTCCCGGAGATAAAATCTACAAGAGCATGGCACATATCACAGGAGCTTTTGTTCCTGGTGGGGTAAAATTATTCGCAGATGTGAAAGCGCAAAGGAAAGAAACTCAGCAGCCTGGCATTGAATTAGGAAGAATGGCCAGAGCTTTTGCAGAAAATACAACCGACCCTTCTTCAGGGAACCAAAGAAAAATAGCACAAGAAATATTTAGAGCATTGACTGGTGTGACTGAAACAGAAGTGAAGCCGGAGAATGTTTTAATGTATCGTGGATGGGAGTACGGTAGATCCATTCAAAGCGCGGCTCAAGTTTTCAACAGTTCCGTAACCACAAAAAGCACCCTAGACCCGGAGAACGCGGTAGACGCTTATATTGACGCAAATAAAGCGCGGCTCAGAGTGATGGAAGAAATGTACAGAACGATTGAAAACATGCGTAAGTCAGGAATGAAAGACATAGAGATTAGACGTGCGTTGAAAAAGAATGGTGTGGGAGATGTTGGGGCTTTAATGAAAGGAAACTTTGTTCCACTAAAACCAGCGACGACGGTTAAAAAACGTGTTCGTGCTAACGGGAACAAACTTCCGATGTCCGAAATCAACGAACTCAGAAGAGAGTTTAAAAAAATAAAGCTCGGCGCACAACCAGAGCCGGAGCCAGTGTCCGAGGACGTTGAAACTCGGACCTCTGCCCCTCAACCAACACAACAGCCTGCTGCGGCACTGCCCTCCTCCACGGTGCCAGCGCAAGCGGGAGCCGTTTCTGCCCCACAGTCGGCTCCCGCACCTTCTTCCCAGCCGCAAGATGCCGCAGGTGTTCTGCCCCTCTTGGGTAGCGGAATGGACGCACTTAAGAACCTACAGATATTTCAGAGGTCACAATGAAATCTACAACGATAGACCAGCTACGTCAGGAGTTAGCTTCTGACGAGGGCTGTAAGTACGAAATTTATTTGGACCACCTAAATTTGCCTACGTTCGGAATTGGTCACCTGATCCGTAAAGACGATAAGGAGTACGGCATGCCAGTGGGCACCGTCATTGAGCAGGAGCGGGTAGATAATGTCTTCAAGCTTGACATCGCTGTGACGCTGGATGATTGCCACCGTCTATACCCAGACTGGAATGACCTGCCAGAAGAGTGCCAGCTTATTATTGCGAATATGATGTTTAACCTCGGCTACCCTCGCCTGTCAAAATTTAAAGGTATGAAGGCTGGCGTGGACGCACGGGAGTTTAACTCCGCAGCAGACGAGATGGTCGATTCCAAATGGTATACGCAAGTGCCGAATCGGGCACGTCGTTTGGTAGCAAGGATGAGGGCATTGGCTGATGACGAAGCAAATTAAAGAACACTGCCGCCGTTGTCCACGCTGTAGCGAACCACTTAAAACAGTTTTCGTGCATGGGCACGAGCAATGTGTTACATGTGACCAAGTAATCTATGACTGCTGTCAAGGAGAAACGTCATGCGAACCAAAAACCCAGTCGCAAGAAGCCTGAAGCTACGACGGTTTAGGCTCAAAATAGTCAAGCCCCGCAAAGGCAAGGGGTCGTACACAAGGAAGGGCAAGTCCCTTCCTTTTTCTATGTGCTTCCATCATGCTCACATTTGCCGCCGACAATCTCTAGGTCAAGGTTGTTCTTCTGTATTAAGACCAAGCTGTCCTTTTTCATCTCCTTCAAACGTGCAACGCACCGTGTTTCGGACGCATATGGCCCACGTGTGTCAATGATTTGTATGCACTTATCCGCATTGGATAGGAAACAAGCTAGTAATATGGCGGTAAACACAGGTTTTCTCCTCTCTGTAAGTTACTGATTTACTTACATTTTAATTTGCATTCTCGTCGACCTGAGTAAAGACGGTCGTGTCATAGTACCTTCAGGTCGCTGAGAATCGGGTTTTTCGGCTTAATTTCGTATGTTGTAACCTAAAACTTTCTCCGCTGCTCTTCGGGCTATAACAGCTTCATTCTTGCGTTTAAAATATCCAAGCCATAATTGCTTACCCCCACCCACGTGTATTACTGCGCGCCATTTTTTTGACCCTTTGTGGAAGTTTACGCCTGTGATACCCGACGTATTTGTAGACTCAATTTTTCTGTTTCTAGCATTTATTGTACGATCCACAACTCGTAGGTTTTGTATTCTATTGTCCAACGAGTCACCGTTTATATGATCTATAATCATGCCGTCAGGTATTTTACCGTTTTTCATTTCATATATTACTCGTGCGGCAAAATATTTTTTATACTTTACTTTCACACAATATCTATACCCGCCAGAGTTTTTAGTGTAGTCCCTTATATGACCAGCAAGATTTCCTTTTTTGCTTTTCCCTCCTACGTTTTTTTTCCAATAAAGCAGTCCTTTATCAAAGTCACAGGTAAAGTATTCGTTCCAGTCCATTTATTCCACCTCTCCCCAATTGTCTACAATTGCAGCATCGACTTCAAAGGGTATGTTTAAGTTAGGAACACAGGTTGTCATAATCTCAGTGATGCGGTCGGCTTGTTGCTGTGATTCTATGTTGAAGCACAGTTCGTCATGGACTGTTAGCATTGGCAGCAGCCCCTCTGAGTAAC